TACTGCAAGAGGAGTAGATTTGATATATTGGTTGTCATCAGAAAGATATTTGTTATGCCATTCAACTACAAGAGTATCATACTCAGCATCCAAATCAGATTTGAATTCAGGTGCTATATACGGATAGATACCGTTTGCACGATGAGTGATACCTCTGTAACCAAGAGCTGCATTCTCACGATCACGAACAATCTTAGCATTACCTTTACCAGGAGTACCTTGAGTCTTAGCTATAGTAAGATTAGCAATCGGGTACTGCATGTTGCTAAGTATTCCAGATGGAATAGTCTTCCACATGAATGCATCAACAGATACTTGAGAATAAAGAGCATCAATAGTAATACCTTCGTTGTACGGTATTTCTTTAGCTTCCAAAGTAAGTACAGCACCTTCAGCTGTAGCAGTTACTCTAGCCTCTTTGTGTTTGTTAACTTTCTTAACAAGAGATGCAATCAAATCTTCAGCAGAAGTAGTCTTAGCAATTACTTCATAAGTATGAGTGAACTGTCCTGGGTGTTCATAGATGTCGTTGTAAACAAGACGAAGAACATATCTATGACCTACTTCAGGAGTTACACCAGTTGCAGTGATAACGATTTTATCTTCAGCTTTCTCAACGAATGGAGATACAACCAAGCTATCTACAGCGCCTTTAAGGATAGGCATAGAGTAGTTAACTACTGGTTGAGAAGACTGTGTACCATCTAATGCAGTTACAGTCTCAGTACCTTCGCAAACACCAATGTAAAGTGCTTTAGCTGCTTTTGCAGCATCTGCGTCAGATATAATGTTTTTGTTCTCATCAAACAAAGCTACTTCACCATTCTTCAATGAGCTAGCATCACTAGCAGAAGATACGCTTTTTGCGATAAGAACCGTGTTTACATGTTGTAACATAGTGTTAATTTAAATTATTGTTAAACGTGACGTCTAGTTTAACTGGTTTAGCCTTCTACTTTCGTGTTTCAGATTTCCGCGTAAACTAAACAAATAATTCGTATTTTTACTCCATACTAGCTACTTCGTTCAAATACGATTGATATCTAGGACTAGCTTGATTCTCCAAGTATAATTCCGCTGCTATCTTTACTATTTCTTGGTGTGTTGACTCAGGCATATCCGTATATTTTTCAAACGGTGCACTGGTTAAGCTAATCCTGTTTGGGGTCCTCAAATATGTTAAGAGGTAATTCTTTATATTGTAGTTACCATCTGTATATAGATGGATTTCATTTCCTTGATATAATCTTAGAGGTCTTGCAGTATTACCGTGTAACCTATAAGGTGATAATGAGTTTTGACGTTGGCTATCTATATTCTCAATAGTAGCTTCTAGCACATCAGTATTTTTAGTCTTGGCATTACCATTTGCATCCTTAGGCCAACACTTATCATTACTAAAGATTACGGCAGTTTCACCTAATGTAAACATATAGTTACTAGGTAATTGAACTGTGTATTCTTCTGGATAAGCAGTAAATATAGAGGTCTGTGTAGATACTAAAGTACGTAAATCATCTATACGTTTTTGATCTTGCTCAAATCCTGTACGCTTATAGTTTATACCAGAATATCTAGTTTTAATGAACTTATCAAGTCCAGCCATCAACCAATATTCAATATCAGAAGTAGTAGGCTTAGTAAGATTGTCATCAAGCTTAGCTATCTCTAATTCAAAAGCCTCTTGTAATTCTATATATTTCATTGTTCTTTCTGTTCTGGTTGTTTAGCTTGTAACCTATATTTACCCTCAGTAATGAACATATTAACAGCTAGATTAACAATCTCATCGTGTACTGATTCTGGTAGCTCACATTGGTTTGTATTACTGATAGTATTAAACTCAACAGGTTCTCTATAGTACGTCAGTATGATATTCTTTAGATTTGTATATTTGTCAACCGCTACTTCTAGATATAACTGCTTGGTTTGTGCATCAGATACTAAAGCAACTGCTGGGGTACGCACGATAGGCGTGTTATATGCAGTTTGCATAAACTTAGGTAGATCCCTGTACTTAATCAGCTGATTATTTACTTTGGTTTCTGTAGAATACTGTTTGTATGTACCTGTTACTGTGCTCATTGAATGCACATATAAGAAGTATTTCTCTGTAGATCCTGTAGGTAATAAAAATCTTGCATTACCGTTTTCAGTCGTGCTACTAGCAGTTATCTTCTTTTCAACTAACAAGCTCTTAATAGAATCAGTATTCTTTGTGTGAGTATTAGTCTCAGCAACCATTTGGTCATCACCTACATAATTCTGCATTACATAACGCTTTTGAGCTTCATTCAATATTGAAAATATCAAATCTGAACTAGGCTTAGCGTCAATTATCAGATCAGGGCTAATTAACTGAATTCTACGTTCGAATTCTTTTTGCATCGTATATGCGTCCATTATTCAGTATATTGTGCCACGTGCTGTGGGTGAGTTTGACTTCTAGGTGATTCTATGTTCTCTAATGCCATATCAGCAGCTAGTTTAACTACTTCATATTGCATATACTCTGGTATTTCATCCATACCAGTTGTGGTATCCTCATTATTCAGTTTTCTAGGATAAGCTACATATGTTAAGTCTAATTTAATTTTAGAACTACCATCCTTTGGTGGCTCTCCTAATATTCGTGTATCATAGTAAATAATGAGGTTGTCACCTTCAAGTGTAGCTACAGGTTCTTCAATCCAAGGTTTATTGTTATATGTCTGAAGAAACTTAGTAGCTTGAGTATGAGTTATAGGTTTAACAATGGTTAGTTTCCCGTCAAAGTTTAGTACTCCCTCTAAGAAGTACATTCTCTTTTCTTGTGTAGTGCTACCATATGTAACCCTTGATGTAAAGCCTTTTAAAGTTAGCCGATTACTTATAGTTTCCGAAGTTAATTCCAGATCTGTGTCTGTCTTAACTAGTTTCTCAAGGTCAGCAACACGCTTTACATTACCCTCAAATGGAGTACGAATTGTGTTATCCCCTGTAAACTTAGTAGCTATTTTACTTAAGTATGCAGTATTAAGCCAGTAGTCTATCTCTTCTGGTAAGAAGGAAGGGCAACCTGACATACCAATGTTAACTGCATTCTTATCAGCTTCTACCTTAAATGCTATATGTAATTCACTAATATTCATATTACTTTACGTCTGTTTCGTTCAAGATAGCCAATTTAAGATCTTGATTTGCTTTGTCATTCAAGAAACTAATCGCATCGTCTTGACTTCTACCTATTACGTCAGTACCATAGTAGTATACGTTTTTAGACTTACGTATAACATTCTTACTAATTGCACTTTCCAATAGGAACTGTGTTTCTTTATTCTTGTTGTCAACCCAAATAAGGAAGAACTTCTTTGGATCATTTTCAATGAGTTCAAATAGCTTGCTTTCTACTAACTCATTACTAATGTTTTCACTCTTATGACCATATAGACGTAAACATTTACGCATATCTTCCAAAGACATCTTGTTGAACTCAGCAAATGCGTCACGTTTGAGCTTGTTGATTTTGTTCTTAGCTTCTGCCTCTGCGTCACTGTTTACTAGTACATAATCGTGTTGAGGTCTCAAATTACTTAGACCTACAGCTACTCGTTTATGATTCTTCAAGAACAAGTATGCTAATTCGTCTTCGGGTCTCTCAGTATGCAGATATGTATCTTTTGCTCCTAACTTAATTGAATAAGTTTTCCAAAAGCTGCTAGTAGGTGCTAAATGACCTTCTTCATATCCCATTGCTTTTTCAAGTCTTCTTGCGTCTTCTGGTGTAAGACCTGTATAAATATTACCAGCCCTTGTAAAGTAAGGACCAATATAATCGTAACAATTTTTATATTTAGCTATTCCAGCCCAAGGGTTAACCCTAGCGAATTTTAATACTACTTCCATAATTATTGTTTTATATGTAAAATGTCAGTGGCATTTCTACCACTGACACTGTGTTTTGTTTGTATTGGTTATGCTTCTACATCCATGATCAACTCACCACAAGCACGAGGATCGAATAGGCAGATACCCATTTCACCTAACATATGTACTGAGTAACCATCCTTAGCGTTACTACGAACTGTAGATGCGTTCTTTCCGTATCCTGCACCTGGTGCTACAGAACCAGAAGTATTCCAGATAACCATCTCACGATCTTTACGTACGACTTTAACGATGTTAGATTTGCCATCACGTCTTCCAAGATCAAGGAATGTCATACGATAAGATTCTAGCGGTTTACCTGTAACTGGGTGTAATAGACGGTTATAAGTCGTATTATCATACAATGGGAAATGTTTCAAAGTTAATTCGATACCGTTTGTCATCTTGTATGTTACGAATTGTCCACCCAATACTAAAGCCTGTCCTGAACCAGTGATGAATTTCGTATCAATCAAATTCATCGTAGCTGCTTTCTCTTTCAATACACGGTCAAATTCACGCATACCCATTTCTCCAGTAAGAGCAACAAACTTACGTTCGTTACATCCAAGGATGTTATAAGAAAGATCAAACAAGAAGTCTTCAAGCAACTCAGCTGTCAACTCAGTATAATAACGTCTGTTAGACGGAGCGATTTGCTGCAATAGACCAGCAGGGATATAAACAGGTCTTCCGTTAGTACCAAGTAATGAAGTAGAACCATCTTTGTTAACATTACTCTTAGAATATACTAACATTCTTTCACATCTCTTAGACCATTCACGCAAAGCTTTCCACTCCTGATAGTCAGACCACAAGTAAGAAGTCTTACCAGTTTTCGGATCTTTCAAAGCAATCCAAAGTACTGTAGAGTAAGCAGAACCTGTGATATCGTAATCCAAACGAGTCGTGAACAAGAAGTTTCTCATCTTGAAATGAGTGTTGTAGTTCAAGATATCACCCTCTTCACTGTACTCTTCGTAAGCAGAAGCCAAACGAGATACTTGGTGACCTGCTACAAGGTATTCACCTGGTATATAAGAATTAGACTGTCCATCAGCTACAAAGCAAGTGTAAACCCACTCGTTACCATCCTGGTAAGGAGCACTAGCTACACGAACTTGATAGTTTCTGTCATCAAATTCAAGAATTGCACCGGGGCCAACAAATGATTGTTCGATATGAATCGTTACTTCATATCCGTCACTATTCCGTAGTGACTGCTTTATGTTTCCATAAAGGTCAGACTATATCTTAGTCCAAATTGGACTCTTTGCATTTCGACTCACTTGAGTCTACGAGCGATTGCTCTAGTCGTTGAACCTTCAAGTATTCAGAATCTACTCTTAATCCTTTAAATATCCCGTTCTTAACGTATGCCCCTGTATTTGCATACTTAGTAATAATTGCTCTAAAGTTCTTAGCGCAGCAGTGAAATTGCTTTGCTACATTCTTTATTCCAACTATTGTAAAGGTCTTACCATTATAAACATTCGTAAAGGTATACGCTTTATAAGTCCCAGGGTTATTAAAGTTACAATTTTTATAAGAGTA